TCATCACCTAAGTCACCGCCTAGATAGTCTATTATTTTAATACCATCACCTGCATTTGTAGATATTTCAGAAGCATCTAAAGAAACACGGGATATACCCAATGTTGTATTTGCTGCTCCCTGTACTACAGGTGCATTCTTACCGTAGATGTCTCTTGCATTAGAAAATGCTCCATCCGCCTGTATTGTAAACAATACGTTAGGATCATCTACCACATACGCCATAGCATCAGATGCTACAGTGCTTGCCGGAAAGTGCTGACTAAAAGTCAACTGATTAGTATTTGGATCTGTAAATCGGCAACCCATGAAAATACCACATAAGTCAGTTGCTGAACCATCCATAGTGCCTGTCATTTTCGCAATGGTGGTTGCGTTACTGGCATTTACTAGCTGAACGATATCGCCCTTAACTATTGCTGTACTTTCACCAGATTTAATAGGGTATTGTCTAAATACCTCTAATGAACCTGTGTCGAATCTACCGATAGGGTTTAATCCAAATGGTGCTGCTATGCTGCTCATTTTTATACCTCTTCGGTTAATTTGTTAATATTCTTTACGAAGTGCGTGTGCTTTTCTCTGGTCTGAGTACTGGCATACGGGGGTCGGATTCCTTCATGTAACTATTGTCAACGGCCTGCATCTGTGATGATGCTTGGTTTTGCTGATAGTCCCTTCTGGCATCCATGTTTTCTGTTGAGTTCTTGCAAAGTAACAATCCTCCAACCTCTACATTACCTTTGAATTTGGAATCAACATCAGACATAATCTTCAGCTCAGGATGATCTTCTAACTTTACAGGCTCCCAGCCCTCACGAAATTTTGATGACACATTTGTCATATCAGACTGTCCAAGGGCAGATGTACGAATCCATCGGAACTCTACACCCTCTTGAGGCGTTGGATCAGGTAAAGCTGACGGCCTTTGCCATGTTGCCTTACGTTCTGATTTTTCTCTTGTATCTTCTGTGCGTGAATCTCTATTAGCCATTTAATGATTCCTTCAATAATTGTTGCGCATATTGTTCAGGGGTAAGCCCAAGTCGCTTTGCGAGACCGATTTGGGTAGAGGTTAATTGCACCTTGCGTGGCTTTTTTGCACTTCGATTAACCGGGGCAACCACGTTACCAGCAGGGCGTTGAGGTGCTTCTACCTCTTCTGTCTCAACAACCTGCTTGTCTTCATTATCTTCTACTTTAAAGTGTTCAGGAAATGCTTTACGCATTGATGTGTCCACTCTGCGATAATACTCATCTGGCTCTAACAAAGGATTTACACCAGCCTTAACCAGCTTTGCATGAAGACCATGAGCAAATCCTGTCATCTCTTCATAACCGTCTTTGTTAAACCAATCATTATTTTTATCAAGCCACTCTTTATCTTTACCAGTTGGCTCTTTAATCTTTGTTTGGGCAGAAGCCTGTGGAGGAGCATCAGGCTCTCCTGCCCTTACTGGAGGTTTATAGTTATTAACTCTATACCTCTCATTTTGTACATTGCTTAATTTCTCTTGAGCCTCTACTAATTTATCTGGATCACCAGCTTCATAAGCATCTTTGTATTCTTGTTTGGCTTTAGAAAGCTCTGCTTCAACTCTTCCTTTTGCTTGCTCAACAAGAACGCTCTCGCCATCATCAATAGTTTTTCTTAATTTTTTATTTTCTTCTACAAGTCTTTGCGCATGAGCTATAGCTTCATCACTTGTTCTTTTGGCTTCTTCTTTTTGCCTTCTTTCTTCGTGATACTCATACTTAAGTTGTTTAATTCTCTTTTGTACATCGCCTTTATAGCTGTTGATTTCGTCATCATCAGGAATATTAGGCTCTGTATTTTCTGCTCTTTTTGGTCTGTTTCTGTCTTGCTCAGGTGTGTCATCTACAACCTCAACTTCAACAGGATCATTATTTAATGATATAGGCTGTTCTTTTGTTTGCTCTATATTATCGTCCACTTGAACTTCTTGTTCTAATTTTTCTGCTGTATTTTCCATCATGCCCTCGTATATTCTCTAGGATCATCAACGACAGCCTCTACTGTGTCATCGTTAATAAGTCTAAATTCTTCGCCTCTTAGTTTAAATCTTGTTCCAGAGTAAGATCTAAATATTACAAAGTCGCCCTCTTTACAATATGGTCCGTCAGGAAACTTCTCTGCATCCTTATATGCAGCCTCTCCCAATGCAATAACCAAACCTATAATAGATGCGGTTTGTTCAAGCCCTTTTAACTTGTCTGGAATAATAACGCCACCTTGTGTTTTTTCTTCTAACTTAGGTATTGCTATTAATAGTTTATAACCTTTTGGCTCGGGTAATTTACGAGTGGTATCTTCGTCTAGTTCTATCTTTTCTGCAGAGTACATCTCTGATCCTTTTGCAGTGATTTAGGTTCACCGTCACCTTGCAGGCTTTAACGCCTGAATATCGTTATTTTAAATATACACAAGTATTGACTAGTTGGGAACCCCTAATCGTCAATAAATCTTTTTTCAGTTTCTTGCAGCAGCTCTCTAGCAATGGACAGTCCTTCGATTTTCCCGACAAGTCTTTGATATTCTTCGAAATTACTAGGTCTGCCGGATGATAAATGGTCAGTGACAGCATCCATTTCCTCCTGTATTTTTTTTATTACTGGTGTGTATATTGTTTCGTTTCTACTCATCTTGCAACTGCTTTGCTGCATCCATCACAAGTCTTGCTTCTTCTTTTTGGTCCTTTGAGGCATCTGTTGCTAACTTGGCAGCAATTCTTACGCCCTCTCTTCTATCCTCAGATTGTAGTCTTTCTTTCTGGGCTTCCTCATTCATTTTTGCTTTTTGTGCTTCTAACTCTAATTTAGCTATGTCCATTTGTTTTTTATGCATAAGCTCTTGTTCTTTTATAGCAAGTTCTCTTTGTTGTATTTGTGTCAATGGATCTTGTTGTTGCTTCATAGCCTCTTGTTGTTGCATCTCTGCTGTATTTTGTTGTAACAGCTTCTCTGCCGCTTGTGCCGTTACTCTTGACAACTCCTCTTCTGTATCTTCTGGTAATGGCTTGTCTTCGTTAGGCATTGCAACACCAAGATTTTTTTCTATCTCTTTTCTATATTGAAATGCCACATGCTCTGTTATGTGTGCAGATAACGCTGCCTGTATTGCACCTGCAAAAGGTGACTGCCCTACAATCTCTTTTAACTTTGGATCGTTTGCCGCTGCTAAATGAACTTTGATGTGCGCTTCGTGATCCTGATATTTAAACGCTTTAACTGGCTCTTGTTTTAATATCGCCATGTTTTCTGTAACAGGGTCAGCTGGTTTTATATCATCTGGTAATTTAATTATATCTTTGGCATCTTGTATCCCAAGAACTTCTAACATCTGTCTATGTAGCTTACCCATATCATAAAGTTGTGGTGCCTGTTGTGCTAATTGTAGCGCTGCTTGATACTGCATAACTCTTTGTGACATGGTGGCTGCATTAGGATCTGATACAGGGATAACATCAACCCTATCATCAAAATCTTTTGTTCTATCGAAGTCACCCTCCATTTCGTATGCATACTCGCCATCCATGTAATCACGAATAACATTTGATAATAATCTTAGCTCATTCTTTAGCGCTGCATGAAGTCTAGCTTGAACACCAGACATAACTTTCATAGAACGCTCCATGAGAGCAAGAGTTGTCCCTACTGGTGCTTGGGCGTTGATGTCTCCAACTTGTATATCCGCAACGGAGCCAATCCTTCTCCCCTCGTCAACGATATTTCCGAGCAACTGGTACAAGACCGAGCTTGGTTCTTTGTAAGGAATAAAAGTAATAGCATCACGTATTGCACCACCCGGGACATCAACGTCACGGAACTCACCCGGCATGAGAGGCGAATCATCACCTTTGATACGAAGACCCCTAGCTTTAAGACCAGCTGGTAAATTCGAGAGTGTCCCTGCATCGATAAGTTGTCTAAGGATTGATGTTGCACTTTTTGCAAGTCCCCCGATGAGGTGTATAAGTCCTGTACCGTAAAAGCCCAGCCCGGGGAGGTACCTATAGTGGACAAAGTATTGTCTCTTTCTTTTCTTTTTATCGTCTTCATAATAATTCCTTCTAATAGATAATATTGTTTTAGATGATTTATCTATCGTTATAACGTATGGTCTAGCTATACCGTCTTCCTCATCAAATGGTTCTGGCATCTCCATCTCTACATGCATCTCAAGAAGTGTGTGTCTATCGTCATCTTCTATTGTTGCTGACTCACCATCAAGCTCATCATACTTTTCTTGTATGTCTGACATATCTGGCTCAGGATCAGGTAGCTCTATATCTCTATAAAATCCATTATCTTGCAATTTTGCTATGTCATTTGCTGATTTTTTCATAACATGAGTATATCTTTCACATGTCATAAGATCAGAAGCGCCATAAGAAACAACAAAGTCTTCTGCTGGTACAAACATAGCACATGGCCTTTCCATGATTGGGTCATAATAAACTTTTTTAAATGCTGAACCTGCAAGAGGTAGTTTGAAAAGCATCTGTTCTGTTTCATCACGATACTCTGTCATCTCTTCTGTTAAAAGATAATTCATTTCATTTTCTACACGAGCAGCCTGCTCTGTCTTTTCAACAGACATCTTCCCCACTATTTTTGTCCTCACTGGACCAGATGCAGGAAATATCTCACCCATTGCCTGCGCTTGGAATCTAACTATTGATTCTGTAAGTATGGGGTGAAATACGCCAGATGAACCTGCCCAAGGCTGCTGTCTTTCTTCTATCTTCATGCCAAGAAGATCTAATCCTTTTACATAGCTTTTAGCCCACTCACTTCTTGATTGTCTGTCAGAGTTAAAACTAGATATCAGCTCACTAGCCATAGACTGAAGATCAGCTTCTTCTATTTCCTCTGCAAGATTTGCATCAAATCCACCAGACATAATTTCTTCAACTTGCTCTCCTGTAAAATCTATTATCATTCCACCATCTTCAGTTTCAACTGAAACAGCTTCTGGGTTTAAAACTTCGACAGTAACCTCTTCTTCTGTGGTCTCTGCTTTGGCTAAGTCCCTTGGTGTCATGATTTTTTCTACAGCCATTGGATTCTCCTATTTCATTCTTTCTAAGATTCTATCTATTTTTTCTTCTAGTCTATTTATCGCAACAGTAACATCATCACGCTTTGCGTAATCTTCTCTAGTTTTATTTAATAAAATATCTATTCTTTTAATTTCTCTTGATTGTGTTCCCAAGAACCATCCTCCACCTAAAACAATAATACCCATTAAGCCATCAATTATATGCACCATATCCATTAATAATACTCCACGGGTCGCCTGTACTTGGGTTCATCATCCCAATCATCCATAGTGGTTCTTATCCAACCACCTTGTCTGAATCTTAACAGTGCCTGCGTAGTTGAGTCAACCAAGTCATCATGATCTCCTGATGGAAATGCTGCACATTCTTCTATAACTTCATCAGACCATCTTGCAGGTGGACACCAAATAACACCACTAGCAAATAAATCTGTTACACTGTTAACTCTTGCTATCTTATCCTGTCCACGGCTCGGTGTAAACTCCGTAACTGGTATTCCCATCGCTCTAAGTTCAAAAATAAGTGGTGATCCTGCCGCTTTAGCCTCCACAATCATTTGATCTGGCTCAAATTCCCAGTATTTATCATATGCGGCTCTTTTTAATTCAGGAAACTCTAATTTTTCTTTGAATGCATCGATTAATATTAAGTTTGGCCTCTCATTACCCTCATCATCTGGGTGATAAAAGATACCCCATGTGGTGCAAGCGCTATAATCTGCTCTTTGCGTTTTTAAAAAGGCTGTATCCCATGATTGAATTATTGCATCACAAGGTGGTAAATCTGGTTTCTCCCACTCCTGCCACCATTCACGCTTTATTAACGCCCCTTCTTCTGATGTAGGGTCCTGTTGGTACTGTGCGTTCCATTTTGACACTGGCAGTTCGGCTTTTAGCGCATCTAATTCAGCCTGCCCCCAAAATTCAGGCCATAATGGCTTGCCTGAAGGCATAATTGCAGGTAATTCTATGACTTCCCAGTCATTTGACCCCTCTCTTTCGATAGATTTGTTAATAATTTGCCCTGTTAGGTCTCTTTTTGACCATCTTGTCATCACAATTATGATCGCACCACCCGGTTGGAGTCTCTGACGAGGCCCAGATGTGTACCAATCGTAAACCTTGTTGTAAACTTCGGGATTATATTCTCCCATAGTGGCATCTTGCTCAGAGTGGGGGTCATCAATTATCAAAATATCAGCACCCTTACCCGTCACGGCACCGCCAACACCTATCGCAAAGTAATCACCACGCTTATTTGTGTTCCATCTTCCTGCTGCCTTGGAGTCTGTAGATAATTCTATGCCGGGAAATATGTTTTGGAAGTCTTCGTTCTGTATTAAGTTACGAACCTTACGACCAAAGCCAACAGATAGCTCTGCAGTGTGTGCAGTTTGTATAACTTTTTTATCAGGATACATTCCAAGAAACCATGCTGGAAATAAATAACTTGCAAATTCTGACTTGGTATGACGGGGTGGCATATTGATAATCAATCTTTTTAATTCACCCCGGGCTACTCTCTCAAAAGCATCAGCCATAGTTTCATGATGCCTCCCATGTATAAAAGAAGGCCACATGGCACGAACAAAAGGAAGAAACTCTTTTCTAGCTTTTTCTTTATCTCTGGTTTCAGAGATCCTTTCTACTAGATCAAGTATTTCTTTTTGCTTATCCAAAGGAAAGCTATCTAAGTTTTGATAGGCATCACCTAATAATTTTGCTAGATCACTCATTTTCATTCAATGTTGTTGCAGGTCGACTATCAACTATCTTTTGTGCCAAGTCAATCATCCACAAACATTCATTGGTATCTACTTCAGAAACAATATGTAAAGACTTCTTTCCATCTTCACCATAAACCCAACCAATTCTAATCTCATCATACAGCTCTGGCACCTCGTACTCAGGTAGATAATCTGGCTGTTTAAGTTTTCTGTGTTTATCTAGTTCTATTACGTTTTTTGACAATCCGTTTTCCCTACTAGTTATAACATTACTAGTTATAACTAGTTATTTATACTAGTATAACTAAATATATATACTAGTTATAACTAGTAGACAAGCCCCTTTTTATTTTTTTTTAAAAAAATATGAAATTATATGAGTAAAATAACTGTAGTACGTATGGACAGGGCTACGCTATACACGGGTGGGTAGGACTGGGTGGGGTAACAAGACTAGCGAGAATAGAAAAGGTAGGCTAATTTTTACCTAGTAACTTTTGCAACTTATCTTTTAACTGGTCTTCTAATTCGTCAGCAGTCATATTTATATTTTCTGATTTTATTTCTAGTTTATCTGCAAATAGTCCAACCATATGAGTTTTACCCATCAGCTCTAAAGCTCTAATTCTTGAAGCTGAATTATTATCCATGTCAGTTGCTTCTTTTTCTAGTCTTTTCATTATGAACTCAGCTTGTTTGATCCCCAACATGCGTTGATCTTCTGCTTTTTGGTGCTGAAGAGCCTTAATTCTCCCCATAACCTTGATATTGTTAAAAGTTTTAGATGCCATCTCATGAATTGATTTTTCTTTTGTATCTGGGGAAACATCATATGCTTTTCTAAATGCGTCAGCTTTTGTAAATCCATCTGCAATAAGTTGAGCAAATTCAAGTTGTTTAGCAGTCAATGGCTGATCTTTAGCTTTTGGTATTTTTGTTATTTTAACTTTATCTGAAACTAATTTTAAATCTGGTTTTTTATTCTTATCTTTTTTACTCATGATTTATCTTCTAACTTTCCATAAATTAACCCTTAACAATTAATATCACACTAAAACCCTTACTGTAAACATGAGAACAAAACATGAAATAGTCTTTAATCGCCCATAGAAGCTCATACAGTTACATTGTGTTACATTGGGTATCATTAGACCTTTTTTATTGTTTCGAGGTTTTTAGCTTCAGCTCTACGTTACAGACAATATGCCCTCTAAAAGTTAACCTTAATTATTTTTTTTAATTATTTTTGAATAATTTTAGTTTGCCAATCGTCTAGTAAATATAGGGTTTAAATTTTTTTTTATTTTTTTCCAAGAAAAGTTTGCTCCCAATCGTATTAGTAATATAAGGGTTTTTATTACATTGAATTACATAGTATTAAATTATATTACATTAGGGTTTGACATATATGTTTATTCGTAGTAGTTAAGAGGAAGTTATTTTTTTAACTTTTTTTAGAGGAGCTAAAAGCTAGAAAGACAAAGGGTTAGCAACCCAAAGATCCAAAGGGGAACTTGATGATCTAGGACTGAAGCGAAGCAAAGTCCGAATTGCCAAAAGCAAAGTAGACGATACCCCACAATGAATAGAGAGGATCAATTGGAGATACACCAACCAAAGCAGTAAGACTACCAAATCAAAGGTGCAACACATGATCCACTCTTTGCAATGGGTTTTGGGTCTTATCGTAAGTCTAAAATAATTTTTAAGAGGACAGTTTTTATTGTCCTCTAACTGTTTAGGAATGTGCATTCCTACTGATGATCTCAAAAGAGTGAAACAGTTAATTAACTTATGGAGCTATCATGAAAAAAAGTATTACATTTGAAGAGTATAAAAAAATAATTAAAGAAGAAGTAAATTCTGTTTTTGGTTATTGGAAAAAATTTCAGCTAGAAGCAATAAATTCAAGAGATATTAAGTTTTGTCAAAGAAATGTCTTTTATAGATTATTTGATTACGACTTACCTATTTCTTATTGCATGGATCAAGCAACTAATGTTGCAATTCATGAGCTGATGGCTAGTAAAGGTTGTAAGTGGTGTTAATTTATCGAGGGCAGATTTTTTTCTGCCCTCTACTGTAACCAAGTGTGTGCTTGGTCTGACGATTGCAAAAGCATGAAACAGTTAACCCTTAACTTTTGGAGCATTTGAAATGGCAATGAGAGGTATTTATGTAGCTAGAAATCATAATGGAGTTTTGATAGCTACATCAAAAAACAGAAATGAAATTGAAAGGGAAATGTCAGAATATGAATATCAAACTGGCAACAGAACTACCCTATCAATAGAAATTAAACCAAAACATATAATAGATAATGGAGAATAAAATAATGACTAAAGCTAATCAAAAAGTCGTATTCGATAACGTAACACCAATCATTAAAGAGGATAAGAAATTGAATAAAGAAACTCAAAAAGATCCAAGATTTACTAATGAACTCGTTGACCAAATCAGAGGTAGTGAAGCTGAAATTTCAGGTTTAAAATCTACAAACTCTGAGAATACCAAGCTAGTTAATGAGCTGAAGATCGACCAATATGTAGGTTTAATAACCCACATAGCACCATTAAAACTTTCAGCTAGTGGCAATCTTACTAAAGCTGACACTAGGGCAATTAGTGAGGACTTAGTTAACGAATGTAACATGAGCAAAGCAAATGCCAAGTTACTTAAAGATAATTCAGTTAAGTTTGTGGTTAAGTTTGATGTACCATCTCAAGCAACTCCCATGATGATAAGGGATATCATGGAAGACAATGGCATAACTTCCCAAACCAAACTTAAACAAGCAGTAAACCCTCAAGACGATATTATGCTTGGAGATAAAATTGCTAGAATGATTTATGGCAAGATGAAGAGTGTTAAAAATACTGAGGGTGTAGCTGAAGATAAGTTTGTACAAACTGATCTAACTGCTGATGATATCAAGATCATTGAAGAAACTTTAGCTGATGCTAAACGTATGTGGGAAGCAGTAGAGAAAGCTAATAAAGAAAGCTCTAAAGATCAGTCAGAAGACAATCAGCAAGTTAAAGATACCTTTAAAGCTCTTGGTATCTAATCAAGTTGACTAATTTAGGCACGATCTATGATCGTGTCTATGCTAGTCCACTTGGACTGTAACTGTAAATTTAAAATGGAGAACTTATGAAAAATTTACACACAAATAATCTTAATAAAATCTATGATGACTGGATTAAGTACACCATAGGTAATAACCCAAATAACTTGGACATTGAACAATTTATGATGATCCATGAAGAGGAGCTTACATCAAGTCAAAATAAGTTTCTTAGATCATTACTTGACGTAATGGTTGAAATTCAAAACCATGAGAATATGCCTAATGAATGAATTAGAGATTATTCAAAAACTAGATCAGATTATTTCTGATCTAGTTAAAGATGGATTGTTAGATATAGCCAACAATCTTGAAATAGAGAAGCAAAAGATTGCTAAACAATTTAACCAAGCTGAACTTCATAGTCAGCAAATAGATATCGAGGATATAATTGATAATGAATAAACAAAAAGAAATCATTACCTTTTTTAAAGGTCGCATTGTTAGTGGACATTTTTTTAAAATGTCTACTAAAGATAAGAGATACTTTCATGGTGTATTAAAATTTGAAGCCAGAGATACACCAGACTTAATCACAGTCTATGATTTTCAAAAGAAGCAATATAGAAGATTTAGACTAGATCAAGGCAGTATAAGATTAAAATCTGGCAATAAACTTTTCAGCTACAATAAAAAAAGTGGCATAACATTTAAAACAAGGAGTGCATAGAAAATGAGATTATCTATAGCAAAAAAAATATTTATCGAAGCAATCAATCATAGTTTTAATTTTGACTATGAGAACGACAAATCTAAAAAGCCTATATCCTTACATCTTGAGGGAAGCATGGGTATTGGTAAGACTGCATTATGTAGACAAGTTGCAGAAGAGATGAAGCTACATTTAGTTATTGTTTCTCTGGCACAATTTGAGCCTACTGATATTGGTGGTTTAAGAATGCCAGATGGGGACAGTATGAAAGTGCTTAGACCAGACTGGATTGTTACTAACGAAGAATGGCAAGAGCTGAAAGCTCAAGGGTATAAAGGTATCTTATATGTATTTGATGAACTCCCTCAAGCTCCAGTCCTTAACATGAATATCTATGCTCAAATATGTGATGAATATAGAGTTGGAGAATATCACATTGACAGATCACATTGTTACATCATGTCATGTGGTAACAAACTATCTGACAAGGCAGGAACTAATGCAATGCCATCTCATTTAGTTGATAGACTTTCATTCCTAGAGATTGAAGCTAACCTAGATGACACTTGTTCTTATTTTGCTAAGACTGGTGTAGATCACAGGATCATCTCTTGGTTACGTTTCCAACCAGAGTTTTTGCATCAATTCCAAAAAGGTGTAAATGCTTATCCTACTCCAAGATCTCATGAGAGGGTAGCAACTATGCTCAAGTGGAAGCTAGATGAAGAAGCAATGGCTGAAGCTATCTCTGGTCAAATTGGAGCTAGTGCATATGCCAATCTTAAAACCCATATGGACATTCATGAAAAATGCCCAGACATAGACAAGTTGATTGCAGATCCTATAAACACTCCAATAGTTGAAGATCCACCAATTATGTTTGCTTTATGTTCAGCTCTATCAATGAGAGCTACTGATAAGAATATGGGTAACATATTGCAGTATGTTCAGAGATTACCTAATGAGGAATTTCAAGCATACTTTCTTAAAGATGCATTGAGCAGAGATGAAAGCCTTAAACAAAATAAAGACGTTCGTTTATGGGCTGGTAAGTCTGGCAATGGTAAATATTTGGTGTAACTTAAATGTTACACCTTAACTTTTATAGGAGTTGAGATGCACGATTTACAACGTAAATTGGTTAGATCTAAGGTTAGACTTATGGTCGATAAAGATAAGAATGGACTGGGGTTTTATGCTTCAGTCCTCTATAAAATGCCTTTAGTTGTTAAGAATGAAATACCTACAATGGCAACTGATGGGACTAACATTTTCTACAATGAAGAGTTTACTGACAATCTCTCTGAAGCAGAGCTTGACTTTGTTTTATGTCATGAGTGTTTGCATAGAGTTTTACTGCACCATTTAAGACATGGCAAAAGAGATGCAGAGCTATGGAATATAGCTTGTGATTATGCCATTAATTATTCTCTTGTAGAAAGTGGATTAACCCAGATGCCTAAAGGTGGTTTGTTGGATAGCAAGTACAAGGGCATGAGAGCTGAAAAGATATATGATATCTTGAACTCAAAAGCTGAAGAGAAGCCTAAACCTCAATCATGGGGCATGGTTATTCCTCAAGAGGGTATGTCTGAAGACCAGATAAAACAAGAGGTCGCAAAGATTAATGCTGAAACAGTTATGGCAGTCAATACTGCAAAAGCTATTGGCAAATTGCCATCAAGTGTGAAGCAGATAATCAATGAGATGAAGAGATCCCAAGTTGACTGGACTGACGTTTTAAGAAGACATGTTGTTGGAGATCAGCCAGAGGGTTATTCTTATCGTAGACCCAACAAAAGACAATGGGATATCAACAGAGTAATAACTCCAGTATCAAATAAAGTTGGTGTTGGAGATATTGTCATAGGTGTTGATAGCTCTGGGAGTGTTAGCAATAAAGAGCTTAAACATTTTCTTGGGGAGCTGAATGCATTGTCTGAGGAGATCAAGCCTAACTCAATAACTGTCATTACATGTGATGCCATAATACAGACTGTAAAGAGGTATGAGCATGGAGATATTATTGAGGATATCAAGTGCAATGGTCGTGGTGGTACATGTGTCATGCCAGTATTTGATTATATCAGATTGAATAATCTTAATGTGGATAGCATGATCTACTTTACTGATCTGGGTATCTGGGATTATCCAAAGCAAGTTGATTTCCCTTTACTCTGGGTATCGACTGACGTTAACCAAGATGAAGCACCTATTGGAAATACTACTTATCTAAAAGTTGCTTAATCATTCACAACCTAATCAATTCGCACCCTCGAAAAAGGGTGCGACTAATTCATTAACTTATGGAGATCTTTAATGAAGAACGTATATGAAAATCTTAAAACTAAAGCTCAAATAGAACACCAGTTTTATTTACAAGCTAAGAAATCAATACCAGTATTAGCAAAATCAATGGGTATGGACTTTAAATATTTTGCATCAAATACTTATGCAATTGGTGGTGGCTTTCCATCAGATCCAGAAATGCAAAAAGAGGTAAGAAGAATTAAGGATAATCTTAATTACTATAATGCTCAAGTATTTGAAAGTATTGGTCAACTTATTCATGGCATAAAAGAATACAGATCCAAGACTGTTAAGGGATCTGTGGGTACTGATGGTTATATGAAAAAGTTTGATATCTTTGAAAAGCTATCAGCGAATACAGTAGAAACTGCTACCATATGGTGGAGAGATAGAAACCCTAGAACTTATGTTGATATCAAATGTCAAACAGACAGACAGAATGATATAGAGAAAGGGCAATCTCATTATTCATCTACTGGCATATTTCTATCCCCATTGTGGTATCACAAAGTTTTTAAACATGGACTGCATGATGTAGTTTACAAAGGCAGACCTTGTTTTGTTATGAAAGTCGAGCCTTACCCAGTAAGACGATTGCAACAAGATGATATAGA